CACATCGCGTCGATGAGCTTCACCATCTCCGCTTCATACCACGCACGGACACCCGCGCTCGGGTGGATGGGCCCGAGGCGAGTGGCGGTGGGGGATGGAGAGATGAGTTTCATGTTCTACTACTTCTTTCCGAACCAGATGGAACTCGGAGGTTTATAACCACCTACTGTGACATGCTTTCCTGGACCGGCATTCTTCTCAGCACTACGATGTGCCGCAGCCAAATCGGCATGCTGTTTTGCCTTTGCGGTGTATTTGGTGTGTTGCTCACGATGTGATGGCGACATAGTTTGAAGACCATTACCACTCTTCGCCTCAATTGCCCGGGCGTTAGCTTGTTGACGTTGAGCTGCGCCTGAGTGTGCCAGCGCAGCCTCATGATGCGCTTCTTTGGACCCGATCCGGTTGGCCTGTGCCGTCAGTTCATGCGCTTCTTTGGAAGATCCGCTGCCCGTATACTGATTGATCCCTTCCGGATTCGAGTCCAGCGTGATGGATCCCTTCAGTCTGTTCATTGCCCATCTCCGTTGTTTGGCATGCCTCCATCGGCGCCGTCGAGCTGGGTAGGAATCATCGGGTCAACGACGATGGTGCTCGGGTCGACCGTAGTTGCGTTGGAGCCCACCGCAGCCGCAAATGCCATCCCGATGCATGGAACATCATTCAGGCAGAGATGCTGGAGAGAGACGGGGCTGGTACTGTCATCCGGGACGGAGACAGCGCGCCCACAGCATTGAAAGACGTATACAGCCATGACGGCCTCCTGAAGATTGGTGATTGACATTACTTCTTTTCTCTGACGTTGTCACTGACGATCGGGAACTTCGTGCTGAAGCCTTGAGCTCTGAATGCCGCCACTAGACGTGGCCCTTCGATCTTGTAATCAAACGACTTCAACGGAATCTCCAGCTGGGCTTCCATGTAAAGCTGCACCAGCATCGGATGAAGCTGGAATCGGAAGAAGCGAAGAACGTCGCTGTCGTTCGTAATGTTCACAGTTCAACCTCTTCAGGTTGAGGAGAAGACTCCATGTGATAAGCCATCGCACTCTCATGCGCATCGATGTAAGCGTGGTGAACTCGTGAAGCTTCCGGAGTTGCGGTGGCCAAGGCGACCTGATGAGCCTTCAGGGCTCTTCCGTGCGCATTGAGCGCTTTGACATGTGCCGCCTTGGTATCCACCGTGTTGGCCACATTCGTGGCTTTCTGTGCGACCGCACTGTGCTTCATCGCATTCACTGACGGGTCGCCGTCATTGAGCTTCTCTGTGTGTTGGTTGCCAGGCCACAGCTGGTTATCTTGCGCGATGCGCGTAGCTTCGTCCATCATCAATCGCATGGCATCCTGCAGCAACGGATTCTTTGCGTCACTGTTCTCAGCTTGCTGCATGTCCGGGTCTGGCGCACCAGTCTTACCAGGCTTGCTGCCCATCTGTGCCGAAGCCGTGCCCTTGCCAGGTTTGGGTGGAACTTTCTGAGCTGGCGGCACGATCTTCTTGTTCACGTCCAGATTGTTATAGCCGGAATCAGGGTCAGAGGCGATCTTCGCCCGGACCTCTTCAGGCTCAACCACACCAGCCGTGATGTAGCCAGCATCCGTCTCACCATCACTCTTACGAATAAGAGCCTGCTCCTTGCCATTCATACTAACGAGATCCACGAAATCGAACGTGATCTCTTCATAGATCTCACCAAACAGGTCGAGCATGGCAATTTTGTCCACAGCCTCAAGTGGGCGACGGAACATCGCTTCTTGCTTGGCATTGATGCGATTGTTGAAGATCGTGATGTCGGTCTCGGCTGTAGCGGTAAGGCCTTTGGGTGACAATCCGAACATGATCGTGAGTGGAGCCTTGGCGACAGATGCCATGTGTTCTTGTGCCTGTGCCAGCAGATCAGACAGACCTGACAATGGTGTGTTCTCTTTACCGAACTCCTCCGTCTTGTCCAGCATGAACACACCGTTGTTCACCTGCATAGCCGTGAAGAACATGAGCCGCTTCTTGAAGCTCTCATAATTCTGCCCCTGCAAGATCCCATTCATGTTGGTCTTGAGTGTGGCTGTGGAGAAGTTCTGCACAATCCGTCCGACGCTGTCCCTCGACCTCAGCCAGTAGTTGACGTAAGGCTGAGCGAGCTGACTGAGTGATATGCCAGAGAAGTTGAACACAGGCTTGAGCAGATCAGGCAGCGGCCTCGAATTGAACTCGAGCATCCTGGAAGCATGAACTTCTTTATTGTAGACGTACCATGCTTCAATGGTGTAGTAGCACGGATCAAGCGGGTCATTGGCATTGTAGCTGGCCGGGTAGGTGGTGATAGGCTCGATGCCCTTAAACCGCTTGAAACTGCCCTTCTTGATCTTGGCTGGGTCCAGCACAAGCGCAGTCTTGAGCTCATCGTCTTCATCTTCGAAGTCCATGAATAGTTGTGAGCGACCCATGTAGCCTTCAAACTTCCCAGCCCAGTTGAACCACTCCTTGACGTGCTTCTCCTTATACCACGCATCGAGTTTCTTGATGACGTCGTCAAGATCTTTCGTTCCGATGTTGCGGTGCTCGATCCACTTGCGAGTCATCTCATCAACGGTGGTATCGGTGATGTCACGATACTCATTGATCTGTTGGAGCTCAGTAAGATACGGGAAACCAGGGAAGCCACTGATGCCGGCGAACATCCCAGTGCGACCGCCGGTGGATGGACTGGTCATATTGGTGTAGGCATCATCCATCGCCAGGATGTGAGACGCTGAGGCCACATTCTTGAATGGTGGTGTGTAGGGCTTCAGGCTGAACTTAGGTTTCGGAATGTCGATGAACCCATTTGAGCTGCGCTGAATCATTGCCATGGAAAGCGCACCGTCACTGATGTTCATCAATCGCTGCTCATAGTCCTCATGGGCCGCAATGGTATCGCGACGATCGGCTTCACGGCGATGCTCAAGTTCACGCTCGTTGCGCCAGTTGCGAATCCACTTGGCTGGGTTGAGGGTCATGACTCTTCTCCATCCGGCTCGGTGACGCTGAATGCCATGTCCTGTGCAGTCACGTCCTCAGGATCTTCATCAAGCTGCTTGCAGGACTGCCAGTTGATCTTCGCATCGAGCTTTCCGTCATCACTGAAGTGGGTGTTCTCCAGATGATCAGTCATGCTCTGCTCGAGATCCTGCACGTTGATCATGCCATCCTCCGAACAGATCCCCACACGGAGGGTGCGATGTAAGAACTGAGTGCCATGCCCGGCGAGTTATGCAGGTGCTCGCTGACGGCAGTTGAGACTTCCTTCTGCACCGCCTTGAACTCCTTCTCCGTCTTGGCTTCAGGACGACCTTTGAGCAGCTTGGCTGCGAGTGAGGTGCCGTGCCACGTGCGGAAGTCATGCGCCTTGAAGCTGTCGTTGCCGGTCTTCGCCTTGATGTAATCTCGCACCTTGCCATCGTTCGTGTCGAACAGCTTGCCGTTCTTTCCGACCTCGGCCTTCTTATCCGCGATGAACTTCGCCAGCTTCGCGTCTTTGATCTCGTGTTCGATGTCTACGCCGTGCTTTCCGATGAAGTGGAAGTAGACTTTGTCGCCCGTGACCTTCACGTGACGTCCTTCGAGAGTTGTCGCACCGAAGGCCTCCTCTTTCCCCAGCTGGGCGGAGTTTCCGACTCGGAAGCCGGTAGCATTGATGAGCATCACGGCAGCTGCGGTGTCATTGCCCTTGGCCATATCCTTCGCGGCGGCATTCACAAGGCCAGGACGCGTCTGGTCAAATTCATTCAGACGAGCGAACTTCTCAGCTGCAGCATTCTCGTTGTGCTGTGCGGAGTAGACACTCTGCACCTTGCCATTCGCGGCTGTGCCCTTCGCCTGAAGATCGGCGTTGGGATCTTTGCTCAGGTGCACGTTGGTCCACGCAGGGGGAATGCCCAGGGCGTTCATCCGCATCTGGATGTTCTTGGGCAGCGGCTTGCCTTTCGCGTCCACGCGTGTGATGGTCTTCTCCTTGCCTTCGCCCTTCACGACACTTGAGGCACCTACCACGGACCATTGATTCCCACGGAAGTTATGGCCTGGGAGGTCTCCGTCGAGCGTGATGCAGTAGGCTTGATCATACGCACGCGGCGGAATCTCACCGCTCCGCTTGCTGTCTGCGTCATTGACGCTTCGTTGTCGCAAGTCCGAGTCAGCCCTTTCGGGGTGCTCCGCGTGTTTTGACGGGAGGTGGCCCATAGCCTTCGCCACTGTGTCACGGCCCATTGACGGGCTCCCGTTGTTTTCAGAATTTGAGTCGAGTGTCACACCTGTGATCTTGTCACCTTGCTCGAAGTTTTTTTCGAATCCCCACTTCACTTGTTCCTTACATTCCATTAGGTCTCGGTTAGCTCGTGGAGTTTTCTCATATTTTGCTAATGAGGCAACATCATGCTTCTCAGGAAAATCCATCCAATAACCTTGATGCCTTACCTCGCCTGTTTTATCATTGCGGATAAACTCTGTGCCCGCCCGATGAATACCATTAGGGAATCTTTTGAAATCAACCTGCTTATCAACATCCCCCACAATGAAAGTAGTGAAATTTCCGTTCGTGTGCGATGCCAAGGGCTTTGACTGTGCAAGCTTTTTAAGAGAAGTTCCTGTCTTTGGTTGTTCCTTAGTCCCATCCCACTTAGTTACCCACTTCTGATAGGAACGCTCATTTGACTTATCACCCTTGGGCGCCTTGGTCTTGCCACCGCCGGTGTATTGATTGATGCCCTCGGGATTTGAATCAAACGTCACACTCAGCGCAAAGTCCTCATCAGACCCAATCACGATGCTGTCACGCAGGTCGATCATAGCAGCCCCGCTTCTGCCAGCGCCAGCAGCTCGTCACTGATCTCGATCGGACCTTCGCCACCCGTAGCATCTTCCATAGCGCCGATGAAGGCATCCACGTCATCGTCGTGCTTCGCATTCGGGAAGTTGCTGCACTGCTCGATGAAGTCGGACTGCCAGGCTTCCTTTTCCCCGTGTGGCCCTTCGAGGAAGTAGATCATCTTGCCTTCGTGATAAGGCGTGATCGTATCGGCACGAAGAACTTTGTCCGTCGCATGGATGACTTCGAAGATGGGCACGCGTGAATCACGTTGCACGGCCTGCACAGTCGCCTTGCCTGACGCGGAGCCACCGCCCTCCACGTTCACCTTGTTCACGATCGCCCACGCGTCGAATTGGAGTTCCACCTGACGCTTGACGTCGGGGAACTGCAAGCGATCTTTCCACACGTCCAAGACGTAGAAGCGATTTTTCGCGATGCCGAGAGTGACGCACGCTGAATAGTCATTCTGCTTCTTGATGCCAAGAGCAGTATCCCACGTCTGGGTGATCGTGTTGATCTCCAATTGGATGTGCAGTTCGCGACGTTCGCGTTGCGTCATATCGGAGTAGCGCTTGTAAAGCAGCTTGTGCCAGCCCCAGTTGTCGATCTTGAACAGATTGCCTTCGGCCGCCGCGGGATGTCCTTGATAAAGCGATGCCCACACCTTCGAGCCCACACCAGGCTTATCTGATGTGCCAAGCTTGATGCGCTCAAGCGCCTTCAGCGGGTAGCGTTCAGGGTGCAGCGCCTCACCAGTCTTGCGGTAGAGCTCACCGGTCTCCTCATCGACTTCATCGTGCTCTGCGATCGCCGGGAAGTGAAACACATCATAGTGCTCACCACCTATCTTCATATTCGCGAGGATGCGACCCACAAGATCGTCTTCGTGCCAGCGCGTCATGATGATGATGATCCCACCACCGGGCATCAACCGGGTGTAGAGCGTCGACGTGAACCAGTCCCAGATGCCTTGGCGGATAGTTTCACTGCCCGCCTCCGCCGCATCCTTGACGGGATCGTCCACGAGGATGATCCGCGCACCACGGCCGGTGACGCCAGCACCAACACCGGCACTCTTATAGACACCTTTGTGATCCACGATCTCGAAGATGTCGCTGTTGCGCAGGTAGGATCCGTCGGCCACGGTGCGGATGTTCGTGCCCCACAGGGTGGTGTCAGGGAAGAGCTCGTGATATTCAGGCGAGTCGATGATGCGCTGGATGTCACGGTTGATCGACGAAGCGAGATCACTCGCGTAGCTCGTTGCGATGATGTCCACGTCGGGATATTTGCCCAGGGCGAATGCGGGAAAGCACCGCGATGCTTCTTCACTCTTGCCGTGACGAGGTGGAGCGATGATGATCAGCCGCGGTGACTTCTCCGCGATGACATCTTCGAGGAACTTCTCCAGCACCTTTCCCATCTTCTTGTGGAAGAATCCCGCCTTGTAGCCTTTCCGAGTGAACTGCATAAAGGGCACCAAGCGGCGGCGTGCTCGTTCGCTGATGCAGTCCAGGAGCTCCAGCTTCTCCTCCCGGGTAAGGACCTTAGCTTTTGAGGGTTCGAGGGGCACTGAAGTTGTCTGGTGGCCACTGGTGCTAGGTTTGCGGTTCTTCTTCCGTGGGCCTTTGGACCCCTCGCCACGCGGGCGGTTGTCGAGGCGAGGAGGTGCTAGCACCGCGTGCGTCATGATCCCAGCCTTTCGGCGATCAGCGTGTCAAGCTCTTCGTCGGTGAGCTGCTGCTTCTC